TAGTTATCTCCTTAAGTTATCTATTATAGTTTGTTTTAAATCGTTTGTCTATTAACATATTTTAATTAACAGTTAAAGTTCCAGAAACCGTGAATGTAGCTACTGTTGCGCCACCTACACAAGCTACCGTATTAGTACCTGGTGAGACTGATAAAGGTGCGCCTGCTGGTGATCTTACAATAACTATTCCTGAGCCTCCAGCAAAAGCAGGAGAAGATCCATAAGTTTGACCTCCACCACCATTTCCTGTATTTGAACCTCCTACTGATCCAGGAACACTTCCTCCAGCAGCATAAGTTACTGCACATCCTGAAATATTATTTGGAGCACCAGCACCTCCAGCTTTAGGAGCTGGACTGTTTCCACCTGCAGCAGTAGCACCTCCACCTCCAGCACCACCACCAAGTCCTTGAGCTGCATCACCACCTGGATTTCCTTGAGGCGGACTTGTTGGAGGACTATTACCAGAACCTCCAGTAGAGATATTAAAATTAGATACACCACCTCCTCCACCTGATCCACCAGGGCTACCTAAACCTTGAGGAGGAGTTGAAACACCACCACCTCCACCACCTCCTGTTGCTATAATTGTTGCAAATTCTGAAGGAGAACCATTATTTCCAGGATTACCCGCACAACCAGATACAGCTCCACCACCCCCTACTGTTACTGTGTTAGGACCTGGACTTAAAAATAATATATTTCCTTGTAAAGGCGCTGGACCAAAACCAGAAGCTCTATATCCTCCAGCTCCTCCTCCACCACCTCCACTTGTTCCACCACCAGCTCCTCCACCTGCAACTACTAAATAATTTACTGCTACAACAGGTGGCTCACCATCTGTAACATTTAATGTTCCTGAAGCTGTAAAACTTGCAATTTGATGTAAGCTTCCACAAACACAACTATATGAAACTGATCCTGCACATCCAGGACTTGCACTTAATGTAATTCCTTGACCTCCTGGTGCTCTAGCGACTACGATTCCTGAACCGCCTGCTCCACCTGCTATAGTTGAACCGCCACCACCTCCACCGCCACCTCCACCAGTGTTAGCTGTAGCTGCTGATCCTACTGAACAAGCTGCTCCTCCTGCTCCACCTCCGCCATCTCCAGCGACTCCTGCTGGTGTGTTATTTAAACCACCGCCTCCGCCACCACCTCCAGCGTAAGTTACAGAAGATCCTGTAATTGAATTTGATAATCCATCACCACCTGCTTTTTGACCATCAGTATTTCCTGATTCAGCAGCTCCACCGCCGCCTCCTCCAGATTTGTCTGTACCTGGTCCACCTGCTCCACCTGTATTTCCTGTCCCACATCCACTAATGGATCCACCAGATCCACCTGGTCCTCCGCCTCCTCCTCCAGAAGCTCCAGAAAGTCCTGTTCCACCACCACCTTCTGCTCCACCTCCACCACTACTTGATGTGATAGATGAGAAAATTGAAGGAGTTCCATTAGCACCTGGATTTGATCCACCCGTAGGCCCACCTGCTCCTCCTGCTCCAACTGTTATTGAGTGACTTCCTAAACCTAATTCTACTGCACTTACTGGAGAACAGTAAGATGTTCTATATCCTCCTGCTCCACCACCGCCACCACCTTGTTGATTAGGTGCACTACCTACACCAACACCTCCACCGCCTCCACCAGCAACGACTAAATAATCTATATTTGCTGTTCTCTTCGGCCACGTGCCTGCTTCTAAATTCTCTAACTGTTCAGTAAGTGACCATCTTCCTGATGCTTTGTTTAATTCTTTTACTAAAACTATTCCTGATCCGCCATTACCAGTGAGTTGAGTTGCAGATCCTTCTCCACCTCCACCACCTCCAGTGTTAGCTGTTCCAGCAGTTCCACCTGTAGCATTATTTGCTCCCCCTGGTCCACCTCCACCTGTTCCGCCTGTTCCACCTGTGTTTCCACTTGGAGCTGTGTATGCTCCACCTCCACCTCCACCTGCATAAACTCCTGAAGTAGGTCCATAAAAAGGTTGTGGTGCTGCTCCAAATATTGATGTTGCTGGAGAACCTGCTCCACCATTTCCCCCTGTATTTACATTTGGAGGATTAGATCCTACTGCAGAAGCTCCACCTCCTCCTGCACCCCCTGCACCCCCTGGAGTTCCTGTACCACCTGGACTACCTTGTGGTGGACTTGTTGGTGGTGTATTACCCGCTGCTCCTGCTTTTGTTGAAGATGGATGACCTCCACCACCTCCACCTGAACCTCCTGTTTCAGCAGCATCTGAAGGACCAACACCCGCCCCGTGTCCACCACCTGTTGAAGTTATTGGATTAGAAGGAAAACCCGCTGTTGAAGGATTACCACTTGTAGAAACTGGATAACCCGCAGAACCTCCACCTCCAACTGTAATTGGATATCCTGTTGCTCCACAAACTGAAATATTTAATGCAGTCCTATATCCTCCAGCTCCTCCTCCAGCAGCCATATTAACTCCACCTGCACCACCACCTCCTACTACAAGTACATCAACAAATCTTGTTCCTGGTTGTGTAGTTAAAGGTCCTGATGAAGTTTTAGATGTAACTGTGCATTTACCAAAACTGGTTTGGTTGACTGGTCCTATAATTCCGCCATTTGCCATAGCTTACTAGAACCTCCTTAACTAATTACTTCGTATGATACTAATAAATCTAGATCACTGGCCGCGCTTGCTCCACCCTTTAAAATATCACCTTCCATCATATAGATAGGTGAATCCAAAAGAACTAGTGTAGCATCTGCTGGCACTGAAATGGTTTTAGCAATGTAAACTGTTGCGTCTGCACCTGTAGTTGTTACACCAGTTGCACCTGTTCCTAATCCATCTATGAAGACAGAAACGTCTGCAGCATTTGTACCATCTACGTTAGAAACAATGATTGAATTTAATTTTACAACTTTTCCACTGTCTACTTCCATAAGAGTATCAGTAGGTGTAGCAGATAAATTCCAACCAGCGTTTCCGCCTAAGATCGAAGTTACATTTACTATATTTGGGTTTGCCATATTATCTCCTTATATTAAAAAACAATAGCAAAGGCAATAGCCTTTCCTGCTGAAACTCCTGCATCAGCAAAACTTAATGTTCCTGATCCGTTAGTTGTTAAAGCCTGTCCACTAGTACCATCGGCTGTTGGTAAAATTAATGTATATCCTGAAGATATAGTAGAAGCGGCCTTTAAACCTACATATTGTCCGCCTGTAGCATCTTCAAATCTAACTTCATTTTGATTGACTAAATTAATTTGTGATAAATTTGCATTGACATCAATAACATCGGTTCCATTAGAATATAATGTTTTAACACCTTTGTCTGTTGTAGACCAAGTAGGTCCTGATCCAGAAGCTGTTTTAAATTGAACGGTAAATGCTCCGGAAGTAGAATTTTTTATAACATAATTTTTTTCAATACCATCTGCAATGGTTACAATTTGATTTCCTGTAATCGTACCTGTTAATTCAATAATAGCATTTTTACCATTGGAAATTAAACCATTAGAAAAAGTAAGTGGAGTAGTTTGAGCTACTCCAGCAATAGATACTGCTTCATAACCAGCAATAGCTTGTTGTAAAATAATTAAATTGGTATTAGTAATGTCTCCCCATGTGCCTGACTTTTCGCCAGTAGCCATGAGCTCTAGTTTTAAATCCGCTGAATAACTTGATGCCATATTTACTCCTAAATTTATGCTGCTACTTGTGTATAGACCACAGAGGTACCTGTGTCAATAATGTTCCATCCATAGCTATTGGTTATAGATCCTAAATTATTTGTCATAGAAAGTCCAGTTAAATTAACGCTTCCATCTATGATAAAGGTAGGTCTTGCTGAATCTGCAAACATTGCAAGGCCGGTTAATTGTACAGAAGATACTACTTCTACACTGCTTATATTAGCTGTCATAGCTTGACCTGTTAAGGTCACAGTCATATCAAAGAATACGTCTACATTTCCTAAGCCACTGGTTAATGCATTACCTGTTACAAATACATCGGTAGAAGATAAAGTCTCTACATCTCCTGCAACCAAAGTCATAGGACTGTCAAATACTGGAATAGAAACATTTCCACCTGCTTCAATTCCAACCGAATCAACTATTGCGGTTAATTCAATACCTGAAACATCTACAGATGCAGTACCTGTGATAGATTCATTTCCTAATTCAGCTGATAATAAATTGAGACCAGATAAAGTTACATCAACATCTGCTGTTATTGTAACACTATCTAAAGTGATAGATAAAGGAATTCCTGTTAAGGATACATTTGCATTCGCAGTAATGGTTTCGTTACCAAGTTCGGCAGTAATAGATACACCTGTGACTTCAACTGGGATTGGTTCACCCCATGTAGCTTCACTCCAGGTTCCTCTACCCCAACCGGTAATGTTCGCCATTTAAAAACTCCTACTTAGCCGGAGATTCTTAAAATAGCTGCTGCACTTGTATCTGCTGGGAATACGATTGTAAATGTTCCTGATGTAGCTGTTTTGTCTGAACTAAAATCTAAAACCGCAACAGCTGCGTTAGCCACAGTTGCTGAAGTGTTATAGATTAAAGCACCTCTTGCAGTCAATGTAACACCAGTGAAAGATAAATCTGCAAAATCACAAAATGCAACTCCACCTATTTGTTGTGTACCTGAGTTAACTAAAGCTCCGCCACCAGCTGTGTATTGTCCTGAAGCCGCAACTTCATCAGAAGTTGTGTAAGCAGTTGTAGCTGAGTTTAGAGTAGCTGCATTAGTATACAGAGCTAATTTAAAAACATCTCCGCCAGATGATTTAAAGTTATGTTCACCTTCTAATAATTCTTGTTTGAAAGAATTACAGATTGCTTGTGTTATAGCCATGTTATTTTATCTCCTATTGTTTTCCGATTCGAGGAACACCGGCTTGATATTCATCTCTTCGTCTTCTTCCCATTTGTTCTATTGCAAATGTTTCGATAGCTTGTTTATATTTTCCTTCATATAACTGAAGCATATCTGCTGGGCCTTTTAAGAAACTAAATGCTTCTACAAGGCATGCATATAAAAGTCCGTTGGGAAAATACTGACTTACATATGTTTGGGTATTACTAGCTGATAATTGAACAGGATTCAAGATATAATTTACTTGAATGGTGTAGGCCTGATCAGGAACCGGAGCAAGGACTATTACGTCTTCATACCAATTTCCATAGTATTTAGGCTCTCCTCGTGCATCAGTTGGATTATATTCTCCAAAAAAAGAAGTATCTCTAGGTTCTAAAAAAGATCTTGTTCCAGCATTAATCACTTGAATAGAACGAATAATTAAATAAGTAGAAGGCATATTGATAAACCTTTGCCCTACAACTAAAGTAGCATTAGAATATTGTCTATCATAGTCTGCATCCACATCTCTTGCTATTCTCCATTCAGCATCTCTAATAAATCCATTACAAATAGAATTCGTTAATACATTGGAATCTACTTCGGTATAATCTCTAATGGCTTGTAATAATTCTGCGTATGTCATTATGCTTGTAGGTTAACAGGTCCTGCTGTACAACCGCTTCCTCCTCCATTTACATTTCCTGTAGTAGCCGTATCCGAACTTTGGAAATAATAATAATTTAACGGATCACCTACAATACCAGAAGAATTAATTTTTCCAACTGTAATCGTAAATCCACTTGCATTACTAATATCAGAAACACCATCAAAAGTAGGAACATTTAAAAAACCAGTTGGGCTAGTAGGTCCTCTAAATCTAACCACATCTCCTGTGTTTCTTCCATGATCTTGTGAATAAACATTAATATAAGTATTTCCAGCGTACTTAATCGTTTGAAAAGGACTTGGCTGTAATAAAATTAATACAGGTGGTTCTGTTCTATCCGGTCTTGCAAATTGTAAACCTTGTGCATCCGATGTAGTTGGTTTTGGTTCTAATTGTGGTTGTTTAGGTTCGTATTCGGAAATATGAACTTTGGCTCCATTCCATTCTGTAACCATTTCAGAATAAGGAAAAGCCATTCCAGACCTGTCTGAAATAAATTGCGCGTATTTTCCTCTTGATAAATTAGACACTTGGATAATAAGTTTTAGGGGTTATGAAAGCACTTGCGGAAGATCCATCTTCTACTAATGCTCGTTGTAGTTCATCTTCATATAATAATTTTAATTCTTGAATACGTTGTGGTGCTAATTTTTGTGATAAATAATATGCAAGACCGGAACACATACATGGTACAAAACGATATACAACATCTGCTGCATTTGTGTAAGCTCCTACATCTTGAATTCGTTTAACATAATAATAATTAATAGCATTACCTGCTTCTGTGGCTCCAGGTACTAAATAAAGTGTAATGGTTACTCGATCAATAAATCGTTGAACAAAGTATTGAGTAGGTGTTCCTTGTTGAGATTTTGCTGATAAACCAGAATAAGTAGAACGATCAATTTTAGTTAAAGGAAAATCTACAGAAGAAGAATTTCTATAAACAGCTTCTAATACATCATCTACACCATATACTGCTGTAGCACTGGAAGTACCATCACTAGGGGAACGATACATAGTGTATACCGCTTGACCTTGAACTAACGTAATAGAATTATTAGCTACTTCCCAAAACTTTAAACCACGATTTCCCCATTCTGAAAATAAAATATTTAAAGAACGTCTTGCCGTTCTCAAATTATGTCCAGACATAGGATCCATTCCTAGTCTTTCAAACGATTCTTGAATTACTTCATCAATAGAAAAATCTTTATCAAAAGTATATGTACCGGAAGTAGTATTAGCCATGTAGCCTCCTACTTATCTAATAATATCGTAGCTGCTGTTAAACCTGATATTGCAGAAACTGTCATTCCACCAACAAATAAAATTCCATCTTCTGGAATATTGAAAGCAAAAACATCTCCCGCTGGACAATCACCTACAAATTGTGTGACTGAATTTCCATCTTGTAAAGTTATAGTTCCAGCGCCTGCTGTAGCATTAGAAAGAATAATTCCTCTTAATCTTGTTCTTCCTGCAAATACAGAACCTGTTCCAGTAACTCTAACTGCTTTTACATCTGATTTCATATTTTAATCTCCGTTAAAATTATGTGGGCCCGAAGGCCCACACTAAATTAATTATTATACTAATTCAGGTTGTGATTCACCTGGTTTAGCATTGTCAGCTACAGTGTAAGTAAATACACCTGTTACAGTTCCTGTACCAGCTGTTGCTCCTACAGAAGCTGCTACGGTAGCATTAGCTGGTATACCACCTGCTACTACTAAAGCACCATCTGGTCCATTAATAGAACCTTTAGTTACTGAAGTGACTTCATTAAAAAAACCATCTACATCCGCTGTTGTTCCAATATCTACAGTTGATCCTGCTCCTGATGATGGAACTATTACTGTAAAAGAAACAGGTACAGCACCTGCTGGTAATACAAAAGTTTTACCTGCTGTTGCTGATGTACCAATTCTAACTGGTGTTAAACTACCTGCGGTTGCAGCAGCATCAAATGAAATGATTTCAGATAATACTACAACACCTGGTGTTGTTACTGATTTGTCTTGTCCTCCGTGAGATCTTACGATTCCTTGGAATGTTGTTGTTGCCATGATTATATCCTCCTAGTTATTTCTACATAGTCTCTAGGCTGTCGACTATACTCGTCTATGTAGAATATTTTTATGTATAGTAGTTATTGTATAGACTAAATTTTAGTGAAGTGCAAGATATCCTTATCAGGAAAACGCATTCCAGCGATAAATAGCTTGGTTTACTTAACCAGCTATAGAAAATTCAGGAGCAGCGGATTCTATTTTTGCTTTATGTAAAGATTCTTTAGCTTCAGCCACTTTAATATGACTGATAACTTCTTTAATCTTTTCATCAATCCTAACCATATTAATGGTGTATATACCATTATTAATATGGTCTTGCTCCCACTCTAACTCAAGCGATCTTTTTGTCTTGTAAAGATCCTTGATGTGATTGTTCTCCATTTACAATCTCCTCGTAGGTTAAATGACACACTCTTGAAGAGGTACCATTAGGAGTAAACTTTATATCTTTTTTTCCTATTTTGTCAAGGATAGCTGCTTCAATACTTTTTGCTGTATCAATAGCTTCAATATCAAAATTGGTTCTATATCCGTATGCGTTGATTTTTACTAAGAATTTCTTCATCATGGTTCGTCCTTTCTATCAAAAAGAAAGGCCCCAATCAAGGGGCCTTCCTAAGAATTAATACTTTAAAATCAAGTATTAAGCAGATCCTTGAGATCCGAACATACCTCTAGGGTCAGACCAACCAAAAGAGTATCTCTCTCTTGCTTTGTATCTAACGTTTCCAGTATCGAAGTCACCTTCCATAGCTGTTTTGATAGCCGCTCTCACGAACATTTTCATACCGTTTGGCACGTCAGTTTTGATAAAGAACGCATCTGGATC